CGTCTTACGAGACACGGTTCCTGCGGGCGTCTTAATACTGCTAAGCCCCATTTCGTTGCACTTGTCGAGCATGTGGTTGGTTATCATCTCTTGTTGTGCTTTAAGGTCTTTGACCCTTTCTTTGTGCTCAGCTTCCATCTCAGCGAGCTTGCTTCGTATCTTTATATAAGTAGCTACGAGAGCGTCTAGGTTAGGCTCTTCAGCCATGGTTTATCCTCTTTTTTGTATAGCGGGATAGTGAGTATAACAATACTTTGGACAAAGTCAAGACTACTCAATTATCTCTTGTCTGTATAGGTCGATTATTTTGTTGTGGTTTGCGATGTTACCTTGAAGCATGGCGTACAGCTTCCTCTCCACGTCGCTGCCTTGCACGTGCACGATGGTCATTGGGTTGTGTTGTCCCGGCCTGTTGATTCGCGCGTTAGCTTGTAGGTAAGTCTCGACACTAGTCACAGGGGCGTACCAAATTATGGTATTAGCTGCGGTTAGTGTAAGTCCGTGCGATGCAGCCTGTGGCTGAATGAGTAGCACCTTTGGTTCCGGCTCGTCCTGAAACTTAGTCACGATCTCGGTACGTTTATTAACAGGGACTTTGCCGTTAATAACTTCGCAAGTGACTTTGTGTTTCTCCAAAAATACTTTTACCAGTTCTATAGTATGAGTAAATGGCACGAAGATTAGAACTTTATGCGACGACTCTTCTATTACTTCTAAAATAACATTAAGCCGATTGCTTACATCGAAGTCTATGACCTTTTTATCGTCCGAGTACACCGCACCGCCGGAAATCTGAAGCAGTTTGTTAATGCTCACCGCTGCGTTAACTGCGGTAACTGACTCCCCTGCGGCTTCGAGCATCAGCTCTTTCTTTAGCTTGTTGTAGTAAACCATTTGTTGTGTGGTTAGCGGGGCTTCCCGTTCTCCGTGAGTTACTGGCGGCAAGTCTAGGCATTGGTCTTTCTCAAATCGTATTGCCGGTTGAAGCGCAGCGTGAACAGTATCCTTTGCATCCGCTTTAGGCATCCACTTGTACTGCGTTAGCTTGTACATCACCTTGTCTCGGAACTGACCGAAGTAGCGTGGAACATTCTCGGGGTTAACCAACTTAGCTAGACCAAACGCATCTACGGGGGACTGCGCAGCGGGCGTACCTGTCAGCATCCATAACCACTCGCTGTGTACGGATACATCGCGCAATACTTTCCAACGATTAGTCTGTGCGTTCTTGTAGGCGTTAGCCTCATCTACTACGATAAGATCGAAATCACCTGCGATTATCTCGTCTTTAACTACGGCTAGTCCGTCAAAGTTAATAACAACAAACTCACATCCCGCGTTTATTATTTTGCGCCTAGTCGCTGCACTACCGTGGGCAACTGAACAACTACGGTGCATAGCAAACTTAAACAGGTCTTGCTGCCACGCCGACTTCATAATAGACAGCGGACATATAACTAACACCCGTTTGATTAGCCCCAACTTCATAAGATAATCCGCAGCCCATATAACAGACGCGGTCTTGCCCGTACCCTGCTCGTTAAAGCAGAAGGCTTTCTTATATACTGTTAGGAATGACGCGGTTTCTTTCTGGTGCGCAAACGGACTGAACTTCCCTGTCCACTCATAATCTCGTTTGATCGGGGACGGCACGTCTTTAATATGTAGCTTGGCTAGGGCTTGGGCTTCTTGTAACCCCCAACGCACCGCCACTTCGTTCTTCTCTAGTACGATACTTTTCTTTATGCTCTCGGTAATTAGATGTGGCCTTTTCGTTTTTATTATAAGGGCCTGTTCGTCGTCGCTTATGTGCATTAGAAAGCTATCCTTTTGATTTGCGCTCGCGCGTGCTTGTTTCAGATACTAAGTTTCCTTTCGAGTCGCGCTTGAAAGAACGGTTGCGGCTTGCTGTCTCTACTCTAGTACCGTCAGAGTTCTTGCCGCCTTTGTCCATTGCTTTCTTATGTGCAACATCGTTACCGTCTCCCTTCTTTACCTTGCCTTCTTTCTCAGCCTTACGGCGTGCGGCATTGCGTTGGGCGCGTTTCTTCTTTTGCTCTTCAGTGCCTTGATACTTAGCGTACTCGGCTTTGTAGTCTCTGGGCTTTCTCATTTTCGTGGCCTATGATGTTCACATGAAGTTACTGGGCACCACCCACAAAGGGGGCTACTGTTTGCGTTCCACACATTGTTATCTTGCGCTACCTCCAGTCGTTCTAGTTCGTCCGCAAAAGTCTCGAAGTAAGAGTCCCGCATGTCGGCTGTGTGCACCTTCTGTATAAGATCGTTGCTCACTACAAATGCTAGAGCAGACTTAATCTTTTTAACCTGCGGGTAGTGTACAAACAAGGCGGCAGCTACTAGGTCTAGCTGTTTAGTATCCGCGTACTTCGCATTTTTGCTAGTCTTATAGTCGATGGAGTAAGCCATGTCGCCGTTGATTACCACCAAGTCGGCTATGCCTCTCCACCAAACGTCTTTCGCTAGGAACTTACAGGGTTCGAACGTGTCGCCATCGCGTTTAACTCCGAGCCTTAACTCGCATAGTTTCTCGCCCTCGATGGCTTTTAGTGCGTCTAGTGTGTCTCTAATAAAGCCAAACTTAGCGGGCAGGTCGGCTGTGCCTTTAACATAGTCTTCAGCGGCTGAGTGCAAAGCTTGCCCATAGAGGGTTGCTTCACTGCCTGAATCCTTAACGTCTTTGGCTATTTTTAGATGATAGTACTTCTTAGGGCACTGATCGAAAGTTTTTATACTACTGTAAGACCAAGCTGTCATATCATTTATTTCCGATTTTTAGCTGCGTTATTTTCTTGCCGTTGAGAGAAACCGAGGTTGTCAAAAGATGGACTTATGCAATCCTTCGCGCTAACTCCTCTAGGCACTGCCTGTATTTTACCTCCTTTTGACAGGTAACTCGCTGTTTGTATTGTAATTTGTTTGCTGAGTTCTCTCTTTTGTTCTGGACTCATAGCCTTCCTGCCCTCCTTCCAGATATTTCTAAAGGGTTATGCGCCCCGCGCCGTTCTATTTTATACACCTCGAACAGCTCACCCTCTACGCGTATGCCGTAGGTAATTTTTTCTTTTGTGGCGCAGAACTCTGCTTCTTCTAAAGCACCTGTAAAATCAGTGAAGTAGGACATCTTCCACCTCGTACTCGTAGTTGACGCATTTAGCGTTAGTCGAAAATATTGCCGCGCCGTTGCGCATGTGAAAACGTAACGCTGTATCCGTATGTGGAGACATGGTTATTACTGCGTCTACCTCTGGGTGCATTATGGGTGCTGCTTCTAGCAGGTTATTGATTAACTTCCTACCGTGCCCCCGTTGGTAAGACCACACCGAATAGGGGCATAGCACAGTACCCAACTCTCCGTATATTTCTTCACGTTCTTCCAGCTCTTCTTCGATCTGCTCAAGCTTCCCCATACCAATAAGTTTTATCTGGTACTCATCTTGCGGCACAAACCTACATATTATTGTGCAAACAACAGCGGCTATCTCACCTGTCTCGTCGTTCACTTCTGCGTACACATGGAACGGGTCTTCAAACCGCACACTGTTATCCTCGAATAGCTCAGGGCGTACAGGATCATCTTCTATGAGATACAGATGGTCGGCGGCATTACACTTTATCAGCATCTTCAAACTCCTCAAGTATGGCCTCGAGTTTTTCCACCGCCTCGGTTGCACGTTGCAACATAGCCATAAGTTCTTCGGCATCAGCGCCATCTACTTCTATTGTTATTTTCATTTGACGTTGTGTATCTCAATCAGTAGGTCTATGCAGTGCTTGGCTTTTTCTAAGTCCGACAAGGGTTGCCCCTTCAACTTCCACCTAGTTATATACTTTACTACGTTGCCCTCTAGTAGAGACAAGCCGTTCTTCTCTGCGTACTCGGCAGGTTGGATAGCCATGTTCTTATAATGCGTCCCGCCCGTCTGTTTCTGTAGTGGGCTGTCCTTCTTTGGTTCCATGTTCAAGTTCGGTATCTCTGCTGTTAACATTCTCTTGCTCCTTCTGTTTTGGTTTCTCAAAGATTTTTGCCCAATTCTCCCCGAAGTCTTTAGCAGGGATAAGGGTTGGTCTACGTCTACTACCTTTGCCATTCATTTGTTTCCCTCACTTCTTCATACCTGCCTATCCTATCTCCTGCGTCTAACCAAACCTTAAGAGCCTTGTTTATATTTTCTTTTCTAGTTTGTAGCTGTTTAATCTTTGCTTTGCGTGCTGCCTTTATCTTAGCTACCTCTGCTACCCAAGAGGATACTGTCTTTTGCGACAAAAAGAACTTTAACCGCTGCATAATCGTGGGACGTTTCAACGCTACGAGTATGTCTAATTCAATATCTTCTATAGTGCTAAGCAGTTCCATTTTAGTCGTCATTTGTTTGCCTCTCTAAGCTGTTTAAGTTCCGCTGCTATCTCTAACTGGCGAGCAAATAGCTTAAGCATCGCTATAATTTCTTCGTTACTCATCGTAGTCTCCTTGGTCTGCTAGGTACTCAGCACGATCGCGTGCAATATCTTCGGGACTTACGTAGTCCTCTTCTGTTTCTGTGAGGTACCTG